TCAGCATTTATTACAGCATCATATGTATCTGTTGGCTCTACTGGTGTTATAGCCATAGTGACCATTATATCCCAATTGTCAGCGGGTAAATCGGTTATCTCATAAGTTGTCTTTGCTATAAACTCATAACTTGGATATAGTGCTAATGTTTGATTAGGTAGTATTGTTAGGTTAAGTGACTTTAATATATTTTGTTGTTGAGTATTACGACCCTTTAAAAAGGTAATCATCTCAAAGCCTACATTAAAGCTACTTGAGTTATTTTTAATGTAGTCATTAGCCCCAAAGTTTACCTTTTGAACATAAACCTTATCGGGGTTACTAAACTTAGTATAAGAGCCTAAGAATAGATTACTAAGGCTTGTAGTCCCTTGTTTAGCCGTCTCATTTACTAATAATTTAGGGTCTACATAGAAATAGGTAGCTTTATTTACTTGAGCGTTCTTACCATTAATTCTAAGCACCTTAAAGTTACAACCCGCACAATCGCCATTTATCATACTCATAGTAAGCTCTCCTTGCTGAGGAACGCACTTAGCTAAGTCAAATCCCAACGGATTAAGTTTAACCTCAAACTCAGGGTCTGACACCTTGCCATTAGTGTCTATATCGTCTGAACCGATACTACCTACGAATTTAAGCCTATCTATCCTCTGTCCATTATATGTAGCACCTTTGATAGTAGGGTATATCTCCTCTTCACTATTAGTGCCATCAAAGCTTACAAATACCTCATCTATATTACCTAAAGCTCTTAAATCAGTATCATCATAGTAATCCGTAACTCCAAAAGTATCTGCAAAGACCTTTGGCATAAGGTTGGGTGTATATCTTAGTATCTTAGGTGAGCCATCGGGATTTTTAAATCTACTACTATCTCTATAATAGTTGTAGGGCATATTCTTAGTAGAACCACAACCCCTCACTCTTGATATTGCTCTCTCATCTGTTGGAGTGCGTGTTATAGAGTATAAACCATTACCTTTACCATAACTGAATTGCTTATTAATAGTCTCACTTGGATAACCTATGAATATATCCTTTCCCTTAGCTGTCCACCTCAGCTTATATGTATCAAATATAGTAGCTAAAGAATCATAGATAGTAGAGCCATCTAATGTTACCTGTGCAAATAGTGTTGTATCGGCTGTATTGTGTACATAAACATTCCACCCACCAATTCTATTTAAGTTAGCTTGTAATCTATCCTTAAACTCTATGATATTGCCATTAAACAAGACAGAATTTAATCCCGTACTAACTTTATTATCCGATACAAGGTCTAAGAATGGTAAGCCTTTTAAAGCCTCTATTTCGGGCTTAAAAATACAAGTGTATTTTATCATCAAGCTCTCATTATTCTCCTCTCTGATAGGTGGCTTGTATAGTCTAAATGTTTCGCCTTTATAATTAACAAAGCACTTATATCTCCACTCATCCTCAGTAATAACATCTTTTGTCTTGCTAATAAAAACATCGCCCGTTAGTGTTGTCTCTGCCATAAGCTGAGTAGAGTAGGTGTACCCCTTTACGACTAAGTCATAAAAGGGTACTTCCGTATTATTAATAATCTGTCTTAATTGCAGCATATTACTTTATTGTTTTACCATTGTGCATCCTAAGCACTTGTTTTCTATTCTTACCTTTTCTATAAGAGATATGTACCCACTCTTTAACTCCCGTCTTATTACCATTCTTATCGAATAGGTCTTTAGTCTCTAATATGATTTGGTCGAAAGTGAGATTTTCCCTTATAATATCAAAAAGATATTTATTATTATAACATTGCAAATCAGTAGCCTCCCCCTTTGTGTGTTGAGAGTTAGGCTGTCCACCAACCTTGCTATTTAGTTCAGAACAACGATAGCCACTTGTAACCATAATAGGCTTACCCAATAACTCTCTTGCGGGGTCTAATACCTCTACGATAAGAGTTGTTAGCCTTTCAATCGAATCTTTATCGGGTGTATTATCTATTCCAAGCTCCCTTGCCCTATCTGAGCTTGTAAGCTCTTCTATTGTAAAATGTTTAAACATAGTCATTTAATTATAATACATTCTCTCTTTTAAGATTAAGTACAGGACATTTAGCTTTGTCAAAAGAGCAGCTATTAGCCGAATATATAATCTTATTTAAGAGATTGTTTTTCATTTCGTATTCTCTGTTTTGTTGTTTAATTTTTTCTAACTCACTCATCAGCTCCTCTAACTTCTTTTCTAACATCTCTGTTCTTTCCGTTAGCTGGTCAATAGTTGATTTATATTCATCTTTTAACTCTTTCCAAGATGATATAATCTCTTTCATATTGTGGATATTGAGCCCCTCAGCCTCATTTGCCATCTTTTTCCTTGTGAACCGAAGCGTGAATATAGTTCCAAGACTACCGAGTATTGCTACTCCTAAAGTTTCAAGTACAGAATAAAATTCCATATTAAGTAGGATTATTTGCGTTTATATTATTTATATTTTGTTGTTGATTTGTCTCTTTAATAGCGTTAGCCTTTTCAGTCTCTATTCTTTGTATCTCATCTGGTGTAGAATAAGGCGACATCTCTGTACCACTCTCAGTAGATATTAGATTAGAGTTCTTAAGTAGTGTAAGGTTAGCTACAATCTCAGTATCGGATTGAGGAATCCATACATCTAATTCCGCCCTTATATTAAGAGTGCTATACTGAGCTTGTCTCTTTTTCTCATTAGCATATCCCTCCATAAATATCCTCAACATACTATCCATAAATGAATCATAACCCATAGCATCTTTCATTGCTTTCTCATAGGCTGACGAGTTCATCATCTTAATAGCAGCTCCCGATATATCACCCGACATTCTAACATCCTCTGGAGTAATAAATATAGTACCTGTCATAATCTGTATCTGTTTCCTTAAGTCTGAGATAAGATTCTCCATTCCCGTAGGTGTTGGCGGGGCTTTAAACTCAGCGGTAGAGTTAGGGTTATCCGAGTTATCTTGTAATATAACCGAACCAGCTAACTTCTTCATCTTACTCTCCACATTGCCCTTGATATATAATAATCCCCATCCGTGTCTCTTCATAATAACGGAATAGATATTATATATAATCTCCAATACCTCTATAATGGATTGTGCGTTTTCCCAAGCTACCTCTTTTCTAATATAAGATATAGGCACTTGACTAAATCCGTGAGCAGTCTTATTAACAGATATTACCGACTTACCATCATCACCTAATACGTATTCGTAGAAAAACTCTTTGTCGTATATGTCTAACTTCTTTTTATTTCTCTGACTATATAAGAAAGAAAACATCTCTAAATCCCCAAACTTATCAAATACAGGTAAAAGCGTATATCCATCGAGATAAGAGAATGTTTTAGCCATAACCTTACCATCTTTCATATATTGCAATACAGCTGAATCACCAATACTCTTTTGTTTCTCAATAGCCTCAGTCCTTATAATATCATAGTTCTTATTTCTCCAAGCTGTCTTAATATCTATGTAATCAGACTTTTGCTCTTTAGATGGCTTAGTATTACAAAGAGTGAATTTAGTTGCCTTGCCACATATATATAATACTTGCTTCTCAACAATCTTCTTTTGATAGGCTAATGCCATTCTTGTGTCTTTTATCTCTTGATAATTACCCTTATCAAGCTTAACGACAATACTTGGCACATTTTGGTCGCTATGTATATCGTGAGCAGCGGGGTCTAACTCTTTAGCGTATGTAGCTTGAGATATAGTACGCCTTTTAAGATTAGGTATATCAACAGCCTCTGTGTCACCAATACTTACAGTTGATGAGATAGATGATAATATATTATCCTCTAATCCCCTTGTGAAAGGCTCTTTCTGTAATAATTCTTTAATTTTTTCTTCGTTTAATTCCATTTTATTTTAATTTAAGTAATCCCAAAGTAACATTTCATCATCGTTACACTTTATGTTTTCGTTATCATCGTAGTTATTATACGGCTGTATGTCGAGCGATTTGTAATCTAAGTCTATTGACATTCTCATAATGAATGGGTCTAATATGTCCATTGAAAAGCCTTTTCCCAACTTCTTATTCATCTCTTTCTTATTAAGACATTTCAGCTTACCATTGGGGAGTGTGTTGATACGCAAAGCAGCCGCCTCTTTGATAAACTCAGCCTTAAATGTTCTTGGCTCTTTTATGTTTTTATGCTTGTATATCTTTTCGGAAATCTTAGCATCGACTGATATAGCACTATTCTCTATCATCTCTATCAACTTATCGGCACATTGTGTTTTTAAGTCGAAATATCTTTGCTTACCACTTGCGGTAGGGGAGTTGTTCCCTTTAAAAGCCCTTGCACCTATGATGTATCCTTTAACGAAATTACCTATCCCAACGCCGTCATATATTACATTAGTGTTGCCTATATCGTGCTTTTCTTGCATACGCCTTATAGCAGACACTATCTCAGTAGGTGTCGTAGTGTCTAATGCTACCCAATCTACAAGGTGAAAGCCATACCATACCAATATAACCATATTATCCTCTCCCTCTCCCGCTATATCGGCTGTTATATACCTATTAGAGCTTATATTAGCATCGTTATCAAATACGCTTATAGCTTTATTAATAGTTATTGGTGGTGTGTCTATCTCATCATCATCAATATCCCAATTACCACCTAATAGTTGCTCAGCAGTTCCAGCTCCAGTAGCGGCTAATGAACCTATATAATCGGGATTACCCTCTAATAGCGCAGTATTCTCAAATACACTACCCGAATAGAAAGTAAAGGACTTAATCATATTCTCATATGAGAGATTAAGGTCTGGAGATATTTTTCTTGCCCTATCTAAGAAAAAGTCAATCTTAGATTTACATTTCTCATATACCTCAGCCTTAGTATCTCCCCATACCACATCATCTACTGTGTTACCCGCATTGTAGAAATATCTCACATACCCATCTTTATCGGGGTCTATATATCCGTCAGCACCTACATAGAAATCAATAAATTTCCTTACCCAACAAGACTTCTTAGGGTTCATAGTCGCTCTAAGTATAGCTGGTATATGTGGAGCACCTCTATTACGAGATAATAGATAGGTAAATGTGTTAAACGAATATGCAGTTAGCTCATCAAGAAATATAGCGGGATACTGCCAACCTTTTACCCTTTCTTGTAATACTTTAGGGGATTCGTTAGCCATATGCGTAAACACAAACCTTGCGCCCGACTTAAACTCTACTTCGGGGCTATCCGATATTGTTACCCTACTAATCATCTCTTTTGGGTATATGTTTTTGCACTCATCTAACATACCACCACCCGCTGTAAGGTCATCTAAGTTTTTACGAACATATAGTGCTTTATATTCGGGGTCATCTACATAATACGCTGATGCTAATAGAGAGATAAATGTATTGTGAGTAACTATAAAGTCATTAGTAATATATAGCCTATTTGAGTTACTAACGGCAATACATCTTGCCTTTTTAATACCTACAAACTCATAACCCACAATCTCTCTTTGTCTGTCTGGTAATAGGATAATATTATAACAATCTGAGATATAAGATATGGTGCTCATATATCCTAAAGAGCCTAATATCCACCTTATATCATTTGCTAATCTTATATTATCGGCTACATATGCTAATCCATTACTACCTTTAGCCTTATGAGACCATAGTATCGTATATCTATCATTTATATCCCGAATATCATCCCATTGATAGTATTGTAGTGGATTATACTCTGGTGTACCCGATTCAAACGATATGCTATTAGCAAGTGGAGTAGATACTTTTATACCCTTATCCAATAGTGAGAATAGCTCTGATGTCTCAATAATGACATCTATTACAATGCCATCTTCTCTTGTTATATTGACTTTCCATAAATGGTCTATCGTAACCTCTACCTTAGAACCATCAATGAATTGTATTTCAAAAATATCCCTATCTCCTAACTCGTATATACCTATAATACTCTGCGAACCGCCATCAGTACCACTGACTATATCACCTACCTTTAAATCGCCTATATGCCTTATTCCGAAAGGCGTTACTATTTCAGTTTCGTATGGGTGTCCTTTCCCACATCCCGCTGCGCCCCCTCCGAAACACACATCAACCGAACTCTTTATAAACTTTTCTTGAAACCCTTTTTGTGGTCTTATTTCTTTACCTGCCATAGATTCTATTTATAATGCAAAAATAGTTATTTAAGCCTTAATTTGGTAATAGGTACTACTTTGGTAATAGTTAGTAGTGTGTTTATATTTGCACCGATAATAAATAAAATCTATTAAATAATGGCAAAAACAGAGGCAGAAATCCTGCAATCATTAAAGGAAAGTGCAAGTGCTAAAAAACTTAGCAGTGTATCAGACATCACATTGCAAAAAATAGCAGCGCAAATATCCAAATTAAATCTATCGGAGGATATTGAATCGTTGATTATTGATGCAGAAAAAGAAAAACTTGTCGTACTTAACGATAATATCAGAAACGAGAGGGCGAAACAAAAGGCTGAGACTGAGGCTTTATTTAAACAGAATCAACCACAAGAACCAAAGAATGAGCCATCTAAAATTGAGTTACCTAAAGAGATATTAGCAGTAGTTGAGTATGTAAATACTTTGAAAACCAAAGAACAAGAAGCGGCTAAGAGGAGTGTTATTGAGAAAACCATTTACGAAAAGGGTGTGCCTAAGGATAAGAAAGACTTTGTAGAAAGAGTTTTGAGTAAGTTAAGTATCACCGCTGAGAGTAATGAGATTGAGTTAGCTGAGACGGTTGTTGATTTGTATAATGTAGCTAACACAAAATCGGGTGGTGACAGCGTTCCTAATAAGCCCAATGGAAATGCAAGTGATGAGGCTGATAAGGCTTTCATAGATAGTGCCTTTAAGGACTTTAAATTTTAATTTTTAATTTAATTTTTCAAACAATGAATGTACAAGGAAAATGGGGGAGTAAATCGGGTCAGATTAATGGCAATCGTTATGTAATTGCTCAGAGCGCACCTTATTCTTTACTTCCTGTGGGTGCGGTAATAACCAACCCATTTAACTACGGGGGTGTTGCCTTTGAGGGTGATGTCCTTGAATTAGACTTCTCTGCCAAGACCGCCAAGCTATTAAAGGTTTTCAAGGTGGCGAAAGATGTTTCAGCAGTGGACACTGAGGTTTGGGTAGAGGCGACAGACTTTAGCCATATGCTACAAGCGGGTATCAATGTAATGAAAGTTCCGTCATCTTTGACAGGTACTGGTGTTGCTGTTGCTGTTGGTACTGTTACAAAAGCTACCGATGCTACCGCTGGTGTTGTGTATAAATTCTCTATTACTGCTAATGCTTTAGGTACTTTAACTAAAGGTGATTTGCTTGTAGAGGCTGAGGCAGCGGGTTCTGGCAAGAAGATGTATGTACAAAACCCTAATGTGGTGTTGTTTACAGATGTTTATTTTGACGAGAATCCTGCAACTGGAGATAGTGATTATACAGGTTTCCGTTATCCTGTTTCTGTTGCTAATGAGGCAACTATTTATGGTGTTAAGGCTACCCCTATGCCATCAATTGTAAAGGATAATCTAAGAAAGGGTTATAGTGATATTAAAGTTATTCAGTAATATAGGAGAGAAAAGCGATGGCAAAATACGCAATTAGTTTATACGAAGATTTGGCTAAGAAGCCACAATTATTCCAAACCATAGTAGATAGAGCCTTTAATGAAAGGTATAATACTGTGTTATGGAAGCAATATTTCCAATGGGATTCCACCCCATCACCAGATGATATGTTTAAGACTATCGAGGTTGTTGATAAGGGTGTTATTATGGCGGATATTGCAGCAAGATTTGCTGATGTATCACAAAGAGATACTGATGGATATGCTTTTTATGCGGGTACAGTTCCAGACCTATCACACGGTTATAAAGAGAATGTAGCTGACCTTATTAAGATTGAAAGACTACAATCGGGATTAGACGGCAACGCTGCTGTTATTAGAAACCTTGTTTCTCAGATTGATAAGTTTGTTAATGGTATTCACTCTCGTATCACCAATATGTCGATGCAGCTAATAAGCTCTGGTAAGATTGAGGGTAATGCTGGTACTGGTCTATCATATAAGGCAAAAGCACCTATCCCAACAACTAACTTTAAAAAGGCTCTTACCGCTGTATGGACAGATACTGAGAACGCTACACCTATCTCTGATATGGTTGCTCACGAAAAGTATATGAGAGATACATTAGGTTATACAGGTGCTTTAGAGTGGAATATCAATAGAACTACCCTTAATCTATTATTGAAGAATAAAGAGGTTAAGAGTTATGTATTACCTGTATTACTTTCGGCTAACTTATCGGTACTTCCGAATGGTATGGTGACAGAGGCATCTTTCCAAGAGTTTGTTAGAACAGGTGGTATCATCTCTAATGTTAGAGTTGTTGATGAGGCACAAAGAGAGGCATCTATGACAGGTGTTACAACCGTTAATGGTTGGAAAGCGGGTTCTGCTGTACTTAGACCTGCGGGATTTGCTGGTGTTGTTAAATACAGCTCACTTGACGAGTTAAGAATGTTGCAAGGCGAACAAGGTGTTGCTATTGCTTACTTAGAGGGTGGTAAAGTTGGGATTAAGAGAAAATTCTCTGTTGACAATGAGAGATGGGATACATCTGTTAAGGCAGCTGCTGTACCTACTCTTACTCAGTGGAACTACCATATGATTGTAGATACTTTATCTGTATAGTGATATGAATATTATAGATTACTTAAAGGGTAAGGTTGGTTTCTATGTTAATCAAGGTGTTATACTCTCTATCTTGTTGGATAGGGGGTATAGCTCTACCACACGCCCAATAGACCTTTCACAGAAAGAGAGAGACCTTTTATTAGCTGACTTATATTTATATGGTTCTACCATACAATCGGGAATGATAAAGAGAGGTGATTTTTCTCAATCGCAAGGCAATGTTGATAGCAGGTCTTTGTTAGAAAGGGCTAATAGTATCTATAAGGCATATGGAGATACCAAATACAATCCTAATTTAGGTGGAACAATTAAATGGATAGAAGAATATGAATAATTTTGAGTACCCTTATATCGGCAAGTTTTACAGAATGTCTAATACGGATGATGTAGCACCTACTGAGAGGTTGGAAGCTACTAAAACACTTATAGCAGAGGTTGGCTGCGATATTCAAGAGGATAGGACAGATAGCGAGATTAGGGGTACTCTTTATTATCCATACATAGTCTATTGTGACGGACTATTGCAAGTCATAGAGGGTGATACTTTTGAATCTAACCTAAATGGTAAGATAATAAATGCAAGAGTATCATATGTTATGACCAATGAATTAGGTACTAAGATTAAAGTAAAAGACTTTATAACCGATGGCAACTGATTTTAATACTAAGCTACACTCTATATTAGAGAATTTCAAGGATGGCATAGATAAGGGCGTTATAGATGCTCTTAGAAAGGCTTGTCCAGAGATTATACAGCTAATATTTGAGCAGCGTAGTTGGAAAGATGATACCTACAATCTAAGAGACAGCTTTGGTTGGGGTATATATCAAAAAGGTAAGCAAGTTGCTAAAGGTTATTTAGAGCCTGTACCAAAAGCTACTGAGGGTGATAAGAAAAAAGGATTGATGGGAAGAGAACAAGTTGATGCTTTTCTTGATGATTATAAACCACAATTGTATGACGATATAGAATTGGTCTTTGTAGCGGGTATGTATTATGCGGGGATACTTGAGTGGCGTGATATGTTATTTGGGTTTCTCAATGCAGAGAAGTACGCTAAGGATAATGCAATAGAAGCGATAAGAAAAGTAGAATTTACAAAATATATAAGAAAAGGATGATAACCACAGGTGATATAGAGAATGGTTTATGGACAATAGCTAAGGGGGTTAGCACTAAGGTTTATATAGATAATAGACCTAAGGTGTTAAGTGCTGTTAGTGATTATGTGGTATGTGGTATAGCGACAGATGTATCGTCATTAGTTGATAATACCAATGGCTCTATTGCTGGTACTAATGTGTTTTTTGAGCTATATGCTAAAGATATAGATGATAATGGCACTAAGAATAGTAAGAAGCTAAAGGAGTTAGAGGATAAGCTATATGAGGCTATTAAATTAGGTTTGTCGGGATACTACTTAAGACATAGAGGTACACGACCTAATCCATATCCATCAGATGGGTTTCATTCCTCATTAACAATATACGAAATTATAGTAACACAATAAAAACAAAATAAATATGGCAGCAAAAGTTTACGGAATTGGAGTAAGTGATATTCAATTAAAGATGGAGGGAGCTGGAGTAGGTTCACCATTTGAGAATCTTACAACTATCGGTGAGGTAGCAGAGGGTTCAGCTCAGTTTACACAAGAGACACCTACTGAGACTAAGTTTAAAGGTGATTATGGTGACACAACTATCTTTACACTATTTCAGATGGGTGATGTTATGTTTGAGGCTGATATTGTTGAGGTTGATGGTGCTAAGTGGGCTGCTCTTACAGGTGCTACTTGGACATCGGGGACTAAGACTATCTCTCTACCAACATCAGTTCCTCTTATCTACGGACAGCTTAAGATGACTATGGATAATGGTCTTGAGAGTATTAATATCGTAAGAGGACAAGTGGTTGCTAACCTTGTTGGACAGAATGTTAAGACAGAGATGTTTAAGATTCACATTAAGGTAACAGCAGTTCCAGATGCAACTGGTTATGTAGAGATTAAGACTAAATAACCTATTATAGTAATAATATCATTTAAGGGAGAGGGGGTGGTAATATAATACTATCCCCTTTTTAAATTAAAGTGTATGAAAAGAGTAATAACAGAGAAAGAACATTTAGAGAATAAGAACAGACTTGCTGAGATTGTTACGGATAGCAAGACGATTGTTAAGGTAGGTGATAAAGAATATCCTATGGGGGCATTAACCTATTATGCAAAATGGGAGATAAGTAAGCGTATAACATCGTTAGAGCTGTCTGAGGCTAATATAACTACTCTTATAGAGGCAATGGCGGTCAATATTCCATTATTAGCTGAGATATTAGCAATAGCCATACTAAGAGATAGAGAAAGTATAGATAAGGGCTTAAATGACCTTAAAAACGATATTATGGATGTTGCTGACGAGTTAGAATGGCACACTATAATATCTGAGATAATAAGGTTGTTAGATGTAGGCTTTTTTTTTACACTTACGGAGATGATAAAGGCTATAAACTCGATGAACAGCAAGGCTGGGTATCGGAAGATGATGGAGGAGAGGAAAACGATGGGAGACGGATACCTGCCAATACAGAGTTTGGGGAGGTCTGCGGAATGATAGCGGACTTACAAGGAGCTTTCTCTTTTAAGGATTTGACAGAGAAGATGACTATACCTCAGATAAAAGTTATGTTGATGGATATGCCGAGAAGAGATTATAGCAATAAACCTAAGAAGATTATGATTAAGTCAGCCGCTGAGTTATTAGGTAATCTGAGTGGGGCTAAACTTGTAAATGATTAAAATATAATAGGATGGCAAATAATATAGGGAATGTAAATATAGCGTTAGGGATAGATAAGGTCAAGTTAGAGGCTGATTTGCGTGAGGTAGAGAAAGAGCTTGGTAGGATAAATGACCAATTTAAGAATATGGGGCAAGGCGTTAGCGTTAAAGACCAACTTACCGCAAAGATGAATGAGCTTCGCAAGGCTTTTGACTTATTACCTATGGCGCAAAAGAATGAAAAGGGGTTAGCCGATGTTAACTCTGCTGCTAATA